GCACTGCGTAAGCAGTGCACCTCCTCAAGGGGATAGGGCCCCGACGTCTCACGACGTTGATGGCCCAGTGTCCCTCAAGAAGGTGGGTCTGTTACGGACCCCCTCCAGTCGGGTTGGTTACCGACCACGTCCCTTAAAAGGGACGTGCCCTCCTAGGCTTGGTGCTGACGGCCATAGGACGTCCGGAACGCATCAAGTGCTCCCTGTCCTGGAAAGGGTCATCCCCTCTTTTCAGGAAGAACTTGAGCAGGGCACCGTAACCCTCCAATGAAGACGGAGGAATTACGGCCTGGACTGTAAAACCCTTGACAAGAGGGCTATGCAGTCGGGAACAATAGCTCTGGGTTTCATACCCCATGAAGCTATGTCTGCCCAGCACAGAGCTGCTCTCAGCGACGGTTGGGAAGAGAGTCTGACCCTTCCAGGTCATGACTCCCGCCAGGAAATCGTCGAGAGCCTCTACAACCTTCCAGTAACCAGCCTTGTAACACTGGTTCCTGAAAGATACAGTAGAGATAAGCTCTGATGCATCCTGCAGTCGGGTAGGTAGTAGTTCGCGAACACGGACGATGGAAACGTCCTCACCCGCGTAGTACTCCTTGCCACAAGACTCTCTGAACTTTCCAGTCCAGAAAGACTTGTTGGTATTGACTCGAAGACCAAAATCTTCGAGCTTCCCAACGACTGCTTCGGCGTAATCTACGGGGACAATAATATCGTCCCCATAGACGCGCACCTTCCCCGCAAGACCATGGATGGTCTTCCGGGTCATCTGGCGTCTGAGCCCATCTTCGATCCCGCAGAGAACGATGGTCGCGAAGACCATCGCCTCTACAGGAAAGCAGAGAGCTGAACCCATGGACGCGAACTTGGCCAACCGCATAATGCCGTGGCCAGGCACATCAGCCTTCCGTGAACGACTCGCATCAATGGCCCCTGCAGCATGAGGCCAAGGATCGAGAAGGACACGTACGAGCTGATTCGAGACGCGATCGGAAGCTTCGCTGAGATCCAGCGTCGCCAGAGTCCCTGTAAGGGACCCTTTCCGTGCCATAGACCTGTTAGGGTCTTGGTCCGTGAATCCGATAATCCACCTATAGGGGTTGTCCTTCCCCTCCAGGTGAGATACAAGAGACTCAGCTACGGCCTGCTGCGCATATTGCATCGCGGCAGGCTCGACAGCTATGACTCTCGGCGTCTTGAGCGTCTTTGGAACGGTAATGACCCTTACGGGCCTTTCCGCTCCAGGTTCGAGGATGTCCACATGGTCGAAATCCTGGTATGCCCGAAACGA